ATTCTATATTTCCTCTATCATCTATCAAAGCGTAGGTGATCGGTAAATCACATTGGGAACCTAAATTCACACATTCTATACCGCCAACATAATATTGCTTAGGAACATGAGTGTGACCAAAACAAACTGCATCATACTGATTATTGTAGCAATATTGAGCAATCCTAACCGTAAGATCGTGTGCTGCTCCGTGCCATGTTTTAATCTTGGTTTTAAGTTTTCTGGTGAGTTTTTGTTTCTTATCTAGTTTTTGTAAAATATAGTATATACCAGAAGCAAGTTCGGTTAAAAACGGTCTAGCGGTAATAAAAAAATCAAACTTGTCACCATGAGTAAAAAGTATTCTTTTATGGTTAATTGTTTGTGAATATTCATCTACAAATTCAAAACCAAGAAGAGCGGAAATTGTTTCTAAGTCTTTATCATGATTTCCTTTAATAAAGATACATTTTTTATTTTTTGAAATTTTTCTTAAAGCCGAAAGAACCTTCCATTGTATTTTGCAAAGTCTATGAATGTTGTAGCTATCTAACAAATCTCCACAAATTATTAGAGTATCATATTTTTCAGTTTCTAGTAAATGTAAAGTCAAACTTGCTTGGCAAATTGGACTACCTAAATGTAAATCAGAAATAGCAAGGATCATATTTTCCAAGTTGTTGTAGAAATGCTATCTCCGCAAGTTTCACAAACATTCGGATCATGTTCCCAATCATCAGGTTGAAACAATTTTACAACATCAGTAAAAAGAATTGTATTTTCATTAATACCTTCTTTAACTTTAACAAAGAGGTAATCTAGAATTTCATTAATCTCTTCCTTTGATAATACAGATAATGAAGTATCATTTACCACAAAATCAAAAGCAGTGCAACCTGTTGTTTCTACGAATTTATATTTAGTTTCCATGTTTTTCTTGTAATTCTTTTTCCACAATTTGTTCCAATTCTTGCATGTCTAATTTACTTTGTGTTTGAATATAATAACTAAAAACAAAAGCCGATAATACCAATAGAAGAATACCCCAAAGGAATAAAATTTTTTCAAGAATTGGTATTATAATCTTCATACATTTTAATAGCATCTGTTGTTTCATTATACAGACTTTCTCCCACTACGACGATTGATTTGTCTTGAGCTACTGCATTTAAGTGCAAAACCACACCATAAAGTTTCCTTGCAATTTCTTCTAACTGTTGATTTAGAATTCCAACTGGTTCGCAGCAATAACAACTTCCTTGAAAGCCTTCTATAAAGTTTTCTTTTTGTTTATCTAAAAGAATTCTACCATATTTTTTAATGGCTTCAACTGTATAAGAATCTAATTTTTTCAAGCATCCATCAGCAGATAATCCACTTTCATAGAATGCAAATTCTTCAAGTTGTTCCAAATTCTTCGCTGTCGTCATTTTTTTCTCCCTTTGCGTCTTTTTCTTTCCAGTATGCTTCGGTTGATTCATTACAAGCTACGTAACCTAGCTTTCTTGCTTCTTCATAAGAAAGTGTCATATACCATCCACCTTTTTTACAAATTTCTCCATGTTTACCCGACACTTCACATGTTCTGGCGGACTCTGCTTCTGTTTGATTAATAATGTCATCGATAATATCCCATTCTATCTTTGTTCCTCCCTCTCCACTATAATAAAAACGGAGCGTTGACATTTTCTCCTTAATCTGAGTTGCAACAACTTGTATCTCTGTACCATTCTTCGAACAAATATCACAAAAATATTGAAGTTTCTCCATACACTTATCGAGAAGATTATACCAGCCTGACTCCGTATCTACGCCCCAAGCCATACAAGTTTGCATTGGGTCGCCTTTATAATCTCTAAGAATTTTAGGGTATTTCTTTACAAGTTCTAATTCGAGTTCTTTATCCATATAAACAATATTAATATATTTTGTGATAATGTCAAGACTATTCTTCCCAACACCAATTTTTATAATCCCAATGTCTAGAATCATAAATTCTCAATCCAGCTTCAAATCCCAAAAAATTTAAATTTATACCCAAACCACCATGATCTTTTGTGATTGGAGAAAAATCTAATTCAAATTGAAAAATATTATCCCCTGAATAAAATGTTTCGAATTCTATATTTTTATACTTTGTAAGTTGTTTGTAATAAGAAAAATATTTTTCAAATTCTTTTCTTGGTTTGCAAAAGTTTCTCAATGTTATATTAAAGTACATAATTATCTCAATATGATAACTGCTTTGGTTTTTAGTAATTCCGCTTCCCTGCAATCGTCGTATTCTCCATAATACCATGCTCTTTTAAACGGACCACATACTTCCATTTGTTTTGTTCCTGTGGGTATAGCATAACCGTCTTCATATCCATTCACTAAGACGAGTGTTTCAGGATCTAAGTTTTGTAGTACTTCAATTAGTTCTTTGGCTTTCATAATTTTGATTTATAAGTTTTGTCCATTGTTCTTTTGTTATTATTTTACCATCTAAAATGCAAAATACAAATGAAGAATTTTCTTGGAAATTTCTTTTGATCATTTCCGCCTGTTCTTTTCTTGTTTCTACTTTCCTAATATCATGCACCACTTCTAGGATATGGTCAATATATTTTTTTGCTTTTTCTCCCGATTCACAAATTTTCTCAAGTTCTTCTTTTAATTGTACAGCAATTTCAAAATCAAATTCCGTTTCAATTGTTTTATAGAACTCTTCATAAGAAGGCATTTCTTTTTCTATATAAAAATCAATTAGGTTCTTGGTAGAACTGAGTTGCGATTTAATTTTATGTAGAAGAAGATAACGATCAGACTTGGTTTTTTTGAGTATCTGCCCATTATTACCGTAAATTACAATTCCTTCCCCTTTTTTCCATTGATTAACCGATTCAATCATAGAATAAAGTGAATTAAACCGATATCGAATAGGTCTTTCTATTTTCCAATCAGTAGCAAATATATCTAAATCGTTTTGTAATACATAGGAATAATCATCATGTTTTATCACACCCGTAAGCCAAATTGTTGGTTCTTCTGCTTCTCTTTCAACTATAATGTTTTTAGGAGAATACCATTCGCAAACAATTGAATATTTCTCGTTATTCAAAATATTATTATCAAAAATTAAAGGATATTTTTGCTTCAAAAAAGAAATTTCATCACCATTATCTAATATAGTTGCATCATGAGTTCCTCTTGTTCTAACAATTAATTCTCCTTTAAATTTTGAAACAATCAGAGTCGATCCATCTAGTTTGTGAACAAACTCAATATCAGAATCAGTATCGAGTGGTTCAAAATCTAATTGTTCTCCGAGATTTGTGAATTTTTTCCATGAGGCACTAACCAATTTTCCATCTTTAGTCCAAATAGAAGAACGGAATATTTTATTCTCATCATTCCATTTAATATCATGTTTAATAGGAAATATTAGTACACACTCAGTATTTCCAATAACACAATCTCTGATACAAAATTCTTCCAAAGAAGGGAAATTTTTAATATTCATTAATTTTTCATTTAAATTGAGTATATTTTAACATCCGAAAGATAAATATATACATGAAACATAATGATACTATTAAATGCGAGATATGTCAAGGAATTTTTAAAAACCGTAAGGCATCTTTCAACAAACATCAAAAAATGTGTAGTAAATTACAAGAAAACAAAAATAATATTATTATTGATTATTCTTCGGGAATCTCATCTTGGAAAATAGCCAAAAAATATAAAATAAATTCTTTTTTCATAAGAAAATTGCTAAAAAAGAATGGTTTTTTAAATTTGGATTCTAGGAATAAAGTAAATAGAGATTTTTTTAAAAATAAAACAAATGAAATGTTTTGGCTTTTGGGGTTAATAGCTTCGGATGGTTGTATTTATAATAAAAGAACATGGGGAATAACACAAAGCGGAAATGACGGTAAAAAATTAATAGAATACATAAAAAAAATTTTAAACCACTCAAATAAAATAAGCTGTTTTAAAACAATCGGAGAAAATGCTTATTCTATTAAAATTTCTTCTTCAGAAATGATTTGTGATTTAAAAAATATTTATAATATAAACGAACGAAAGACAAAAGATTTAAAATTTAATATTAAAATTTTTAAAAAAAACGAAGAATACTTTAAATCTTTTTTAAGAGGATATATAGACGGAGACGGATGCGTTGGTGTTTATCATAATGGAAAAGGGATAAATACACTCAATATAGGATTTGTAGGAAATAAGGAATATATTGAAGAAATTGAAAAACATATAAAAATTAAATACAGT